GCCTTCTCGTCTATGATCCTCTGCGCCGCATCCGCTCCGACGGTGTTGACCATGCCGGGCACGTCCGGGCCGTAGAGCCTCTTTATGGGAAACCTCTCCATGCCCTCGCGCTTATAGACGCCGATAATCCTCTTGGGCATGAACGCGCCCTGTACCACCCTTCTTCCGCTGGACTTCCTGACCTTTACGGTCACGCCCCTGTTTGTCCTGCGGGCGTCGAAGCGCTGCAGGCCCGGCGTCTTACCCCTGTACCTGAGGAGTACGGCAAGGTTCTCCCACGTGGCCCGTCTCATGTAGAACCCGGAGTCCAGTCGGTCCCGCTTGATGTTGTAGGTGTTCCTGACCTCGCGGCTTATGGCCGTCTTACCCTGCGAGCCGAGCTTATTGAGCACCTGCGTGGCGACCTTCTTGTACCTCTTGGGGTCCAGGGCGTCTCTCAACTCCTTAAGCCCCTTTACCTCAAAATGCATGGCGTACCTCCTTTAATTGGAGCGGAGTGCCGGAACCGCCCCGACCCCTGGAGCCTGGGTAGCTCCCGGCTCTCTCTTGAGCCTTCCTCCGCCTCGATGACCCACTTCAAGTCCTTCCGTTTCGGGTATTTGCTGAACCAATCGAACGGCGACTCCCTCAGAAGCCTCTTTCTCTCCCCATGCGAGCACAGGAACCTCAGATACCTGAACTGAAATCCCCGCACCTTCGAAAGCCCCAGCGCGAGCGTCACGGACTTCTTCCGGGTGCCGTACCGGGTGATGATGAGCCTCGGGTGGACCACCTCGCCTTCCCCGGTCATGTAGAACTCCGACCAGATGTGGCCGCCGTAGAGCCAGTTGGATGCCTGGTACACATATCCGGGCTTTCCCCGTAGCCCGTCGGCCCAGCTGTAGAGGAGCTTTACGCCCGGCAAATGCTCCCCGATGTATGCGGCCATCGTGCCAAGGAAAAAGCTCTCCGTGTTCCTGGGCATCGAGTCGAGTACGCACAGGCGGTTGAGCTCGAGGTAGTCCTCCACGTCGAGGGACGGGAAAATCCTCTTTATGGTGTGCCTCGGCCGGGTCCCGTATCCCCAGAGCGCCACCCCGACCAGGTCGTCACCTGCAAAGAGGCCCAGGGAGAGCTTCGTTATGGGAGGACAGATGACGGCGTAGTGGTGTTGGGCCACGAACCTCCTCCCGGTGCTGTTCGATATCGGCTGTATCTTGATGTCAATCACGGTCAAGGCCTCCTAAAAAACGGTCAGGGTGAAAAAGGGAGAAAAAAGGTGAAACTACTATTAAAAAAAGAGTATATATATTAATAAGATATATCTTCTTTCCCTTATTTCCCTTCTTTCTCTCCCTCTCTATATTTCCCATCGCGCGTATATATACCCCCGTGTGTATATGTATGAGGGGGTGGTGAAAGAGAGAAGTAAGGGAAAGAAGTCGCCCGACAGTAAAACAACCAATAGAATCAGCATGTTATATTTTTCCGGCATTTTATTCTTTCACCCCCGACCCTTCTTTCACCCCCTCAGAGAGCTGGTAGAGGCGGTTAGGCCGCCCGGCGGTCGACCGGGTTAGTACCCTGATGTCCCCTCGCTGCTCCAGGGTGGTTATGAGTTCCATGAAGGTCCTGGCGTCCGTCTTCATCCGCTTCAAGAGTGCGCTGTGATGCATCGTCTGTCCCGGGGCCTCTCGGAGTTTTCTAATAAGCTTCATGCACTCTGCATGGAACGGGTTCTCGGCCACGTGGGAGCTCGCCTGGAAGAGCATGCGCTTCGTCTGGTGGACTACGAAGCGTCTCGCCCATTCGACCGCGTTCCTGTCTATCTCGGGGCGCTCGTGGTTTTCGCTCACGGCGTAGATGAGCGCGAGCTTCCTCACGTGCTCGCTTACACGCCCCCAGACGGTCGTGCCTACGGCGTCGGCGAACCCCTCGGCCTTGGCGTACTCGGCCTCGGCTTCCAGCCGCATCTCGATGAGGATGTCCCTGGCCTCGTCCGTGTGGGGCACTACCAACGGGACCGGATGCCAGTTCTCGAGGTTCCCGGTGCCCGGGCTGAAGTCGGCCCACCACCTGGCGGTCTCCAATACGCGCTCCGGCAAGGTCTCGATGCCAGGCTCCTGGCCCGGAGAGCGGTTGCCGCACTCGAGGATAATCGTCCTGGCGAAAAAGCCGTTGGTGAGCATCCTCTCTGAAAGGGAGTCGTAGTAGTGGTTAGGGATGGCTGTGCCGAAGACCACGAGGCAGGGCTGGTCTATGGCGCCGGGCGATTCCTTTCCCGCTTTGCGCCTCATGGGGAAGATAGAATTGGCAGACGAGTACATGGTCAAAAGCGTCCCCATGATATTCTCGTGCCGAGCGTCCTTGGCCTTGTTGATGGACTGTAGCATCCCGTCTATCTCGTCGGTCTGAAATAGCATGCACGGCTGGGTGAAGAGCGCGTCCTGGACTCCCTCTCCGGAGGCGAACCTGCCGCCGAGATGCCCCGAGAGGCCGACCGCGTGCAGTATCTCGGTGTTGACCTTGCGCGGCCTGTCCTTCCCGGCTGACGAGTGGGCGAGGCCCAGGAGGTACAGGTTCGTCCGGTTGTCACCGGGGTCCCGCACCTTTCTCCCGGCCAGTACCGACTGGAGGGCGAGCGCCCCGCAGAAGGCCATCACCACGTTTGGATACGGGGCCGTGGCAAGGCAGTAGTCCATGACCTCGGAGACGAAGCCTGGCACCCGGAGGAGCTCGTCCGGGAGCGGTCCCGGGTCCTCCATCGCTGGAGCGGCTTCAACCGTTGAAGTCTCCATGTCCTGGCCGTAATGGTCTTCGACCACTGCGACCGCGACTCCGTCAGGCTCATATCTGGATATGCTTTCGGCTATCCGCTTGATCTCGCGTATCGGAAGCGGAGGCTGGCACCTGTCCCGGTTGACCCGCTCAAGGGCCGCGAATATCTCGTCCCGGCTCATGCCCACCCGGCGCATGGTCCCGGCAAGGCGGGCAAGTGTTGCGTTCCTCTGGCCGGAAGGGATGACGTTCCCGTCTGGATTTAAGCCCCCGTTCCCTGTAGGAGTATCGAGAAGCGTCGCGAGCCACTCCGGCGGCTCCGGCAGTTCTCCTGGCCCCATATCGAGTTCCATCGTTTCGGCCCATCGGTATGCCTTCCCGTTCACGACCGATGGTGATGCCATGAAATACCCTCCGTCGGCCCGCGTATCTACGTCTGGCGCGATGGCTCCGGTCGTATTCTTCCAAGCCTTGCCTGGCGGTTGCTTGAAGATGTAGTGCCGTCCACCGTTTGGCGTAAAAGATATCGGTGCGCGCGCCAGGTCCTGAGATTTATCCGGGTCTCCGGGCCAGGGGTTGTCAGCACCGTCCACGTCGATGACAATGAGTCCAGCCGTCGGTATGCCGATATTCGCGTCCCGGTACTCGGTCCACCACGCCTCTATCTGTGCGGCGTCCGTGGTCGCGTCCTTGAAGCCGTGAGCCGTTATCGGGACCTTGCCTCCCGGAGCGCATGGGAAGACCGGGTAGCCCAGGTCGGCATAGCGGAGCGCGGCGCTCAATAGCTCAGTGCATGACATTTCAATGACCTCTCAGTTCCGTCAAGATGGTCTTTTTCACCCACTTGACAAAAGCTCCGCACCTGGAGCACAGGGCCTTTGCGTAATGCGGGCCGAAGGGACCGGGTATCACCTGACAGGGCTGAACGCACTGGCACTTGCGGCAAATAGCCTTGATGGGGTTTGTTTCTGTCGTCTCAGAACGGGACATCGTCGTACTCCTGTTCGGTATTCGCGTTCTCAAGGATGCGCCCGCCGAATATTTGTAGTACTTCCTTAATCGAGACATCCAGGCCCGGCTTCGGCCCGAGCTCGTAGCGGATTATCCTGGGGAACTCCTCGCCGCTTACCTTCCGTACCGTAATGGTCTTGGGCTCCTTAAGATTGCCGTTGTTTGCAAGCGATGCAGCGTCTCGCGATGACGACGGACAGGGGATAATAGAGCGCCTCTCCCACCAGTCCTCGGCCTTCTCGCGGGCCCAGCCTTCGTGCTCGAAGCATACCCACTCCGAATAGTGTTCGTTAAATCCCACTCTGTAATCGACACGCATGGTCTTGGGGGCCGTATCCGGTGCGCCTTTCTTTCGATGGACGGAGTAGAATATTTCCTTTACCTCATGCTCTGTGGTAGTGACCTGGCCGGAGAGGATGTCCTCGGAGGCGGCTCTGGCGTCGTGTTTACCTTTTTCAGGCGGAGGGAACTCATGACCGCAGTCCGGACACGTAGCATACCCGGCTGCTATCACGCTCAGACAGCGTGGGCACTCTTTCGCGGGAGCCTCGCCGTCGCCGGTAGATGCCGAATCCTTGATGCGGATTGTATCAACGGGGCCGTGCCTGAGGACGTTCCCCCCGAAGTCCAGGACCAGGCAGTCCTTCTTCCCCTCGTGCAGCCGGAACCCGCGCCCGACCATCTGGTAGTAGAGGCCGGGGGAGAGGGTGGGCCGCACCATGGCGACGCAGTCGATATTGGGAGCGTCGAAGCCCATGGTGAGCACGTTGACGTTCACCAGGTACTTGAGCTTCCCGGCCTTGAAGTCCGAGATCATCCTTTCCCGTATGAAGCCGAGCGTGTCGCCGAAGACAGTGCCGACTTCGGCTCCGAACTTCTTCCGCATGGCCTCGGCAATATGGTGGCCGTGCCTTACTCCGGCGGCGAAGACGAGCACAGACTTCCGGTTATAGGTCCTCTCGACTATCTCCCGGCAGGCCGCCTCCACCAGCGAATCGGTGTCCATCAGGTCCTCGACCTCGCCGGATATGAACTCCCCGGCGCGGACATGGAGCCCGGACGTGTCAACCTTCTCTCTGCTCGCCTTGGTGACAAGAGGGCAGAGATATCCCTGGACTATGAGCTCCCTTACGCCGACCTCGTAGCAGACATGGTTCAGGATGTTCTCCGGGGCGCAAATCATGCCGCTCGTCGTCCTGAATGGCGTTGCAGTAAGGCCGATGACCCGGAGATTGGGGTTAACCTTCCTGGCGTCCGAAAGGAACGTCCGGTACATCCCGTCCCCGTCCGGGGGTATCATGTGCGCCTCGTCTATGATGACGAGGTCGAAGGCGTCGAGCTCGCAGGCGCGCCTGTAGACGCTCTGAATGCCAGCGATGATGACCGGGTGCTCGGTGTCCCTCCGCTTGAGCCCCGCCGAGTAGACCCCTGTCTTCTTGCCTATCTCCGGGGCGATTCCGTGGAGTTTGTCCAGGGCCTGCTCGAGGAGTTCCTTTACATGAGCGAGAATGAGGACGCGCCCGTTCCATTGGCCTACGGCGTCCTTACAGACGGTGGCCATGACAGGGGTCTTCCCGCCGCCGGTCGGGATGACGACACAGGGGTTGTCCTCGCGTTCCCTCAGATGGCCGTATATGGCGTCTATGGCTTCCCGCTGGTATGGTCTTAGCTCGAAAGTCATCTCTTCACTTTCCCGAATAGGTCCTCAAAGTCCGCGAGTTCCAATATCACAAGGTCCTGGCCGTGAGGCTTGTTGAGAACATGGACTATCACTGCCGGGATCTTGTCGTTGCTATGTCGTTTGGCCTGGGCCATGAACCGTTCGCCAGAGAAGCTTTTCCGGCTCTTTACCTCGACAGACAAGATCGGATGCGATACGTCCTCTCCTCCGAGGACTCCTGTCCTTCTGCCGCCAAGCCGCTTCGCCACGGCCCTCTCGGCGTCCTTGCCACGCCTTCTGTTGCCAGCCGGGTTCATTTGCGCGCCCAGGGCGGGGTGCTTGCCTGAGCGGAGGGCGCGGCAGTTGCCGCATCCTTCTTGGAGTAGCCCTTTATCTCGTTAACGATGTCGCCTGTGTCCTCGCGGTTCTTGCACTTCACGGACACCACGAGAGGGAGGTTATGGAGCTCGACGGAGTCCCTGGGCTGCATCACCCCGATTGCCCGGCAGATGGCCGAGAGCTCCCCCCGGGCTATCTGCACCGCCTGGTCGCTCGGGTTCTCAAGATTGAGCCGGGACCAGAGAAGGCGTCCTTTGTGCGGCCCCTCTATCACTTGGAAGGTAAGCTCAAGGTAGCTTCCGTTCCCGTTCTTGGTGGCCTTCATCCCGGAGTCGGTTATGACGGCAAGGTATTTGCCCGCCGGGATGGGGTCGAAGTCCGCGTTGGGCTCGATATTGTGCGCGTTGAAGTTGTTAAGGTCGGCCATGATTACTTTCCTCCTTCAAGGGTT